TTTTATCTTGATTTTCATTTAAATAATCAATTGCGTTTGGATTTGTAGATAGATAATCAAGAATTGTATATGAATTAATGGTTGGTTTAAACCAATCACAAAACTTATAAATTGGTTTATTCATATATTTATAATTAAAAAAAAATAATATTCAAATCATTTTTTTATAAATTAGTCCATTTTGACCCTTTCTTTGAAGGTTTCTTTTCAAGTTTTGATTTATTTTCATCATCATTTTTTTCAGTATCCGCTTTTGAATTAATTAAATTTTCATCTTCTTCTTCATTTTCTTCTTCATTTTCTTCTTCTTTTTTATTTTTCTTATTTTCTTTCTTAATCTCTTTTTTATTTTCTTCTACATTTTCTTCTTCATCATCTTCTTTTTTATTTTTCTTATTTTCCTTCTTAATATCTTTTTTATTTTCTTCTACATTTTCTTCTTCATCTTCCTTTTCTTTAATATCCTTCTTAATCTCATTATTAGCTTTGTGAATTTTCCACATTTCAGCAATTTCTTTCATTAATTCAGTAGATTTCTTTTTTTCTCCATCTGTTCTTTCACTTTCTCTCTTATTTAAAATAACACGTTGTTCTTTCATAAATAATTGATAAGCATTTAATGGTTTTTTAATAGCATTCTCATCAACTACTTTTTTAGTTTTCTTATAATTATCATCATAATTTTTTTTAGCAAATTCTAATAATTCTTTTCTAGTATATGTTTCATTACTTTCAAAGAATGTATTAAAACCATTCATAATTTTAGTAGTGTTTGAAGTCATTTAATTTATCATATTAAATAATAATCAAAATCATTTTTTATTTTGTTTGAAAAATGATTTATTAGGATTTTCTTTGATTATTATTAAAAAAATAAATGATATAAATTTAAGATACTGTTGGAATTAATTCCTCTGATATTTCTTTAACTTGTTCTTCACCCTTTTTAATAGATAAATAATTTATTAAATATAATCGTAAATATATTTTTTCTAATTCTTCTTTATTATTTTTTCCAGAACTAATGATATTAGATTCATATTTTTTAATATTTTCTGTTAAAATATTTACTGTCATTCCTTTAATTTTTTTTATAATTTCTAATATTTCATTATCAGGTATATCAGGAATACTAGAAACATCTGTATTTTTTTTTACAAATATAAGTATTTTATCACCATATTTGAAATTTATACATAAATCATTAATATCAGTTAAATTATTTTCTAAATCACATTTAATAGGATTATAACAAAATTCTCCTTCATTATATTTCCAATCAAATTTAATTACAGAACAAGAATTATCATTTATTGATGAAAAATTATTATAAATATATTTTTCACCATTATATCTAAAACCAACAATTGATTTTTTATTATAATTTAATAAAACTGAATCAAGAATATATGTTTGATTTTTATATTGTATTTCTTCTTCAATATTTATAAGATTATCAAATTCCCCATTTTCATTTTTTAATATAAAGGCATCTTTTTTATCTTCTAATTTCTTAGAATTATTATTTAAAATTTTTAAAGATGATATATATTTTTTTTCAATTGATTTATTTAAATCATCATTAAATATAATTAATATATCTGGATTTTCATTAATTGTATATGTCTCATTTATTAAATTATATATATTTAATTCCGACTCATATTTATCAATATCTTTCGATTTATTCCAAAATAAATTTTTATATATATTTGAATAAAAATTTTTATTAAAATAATATATATCTAAACAAGTTAAACCTAAACTTCTATAAAAATCTATTATAAAATCATTTATCCATTCTATCTTTTCTCCCTTATTAAATAAAGATACAAATCTTTTTAAATTCATTTGATTTTTTAAAAAAAACATATTTTTAATAAATATATCATCTGGATTTAATAACGCAATATCAGTAGATATATCTTTATTATATTTATTCTTATTTACTATTCTCTTTATTAATAATTTATATTTATCACTATTATCCCATTTTTTCGCTTTATTTATAATTAAATCTCTCGAATTTTCACTATATAAAGACGTCATTAATATCGAATTTAATGATGAATATTCATTATATGGCGGAATATCATTCATCTTTTTTCTAATATAAAGAAAGATTTATTAAATAGCAAATAATAATATATTTTTTTAAATAAAAATGTTTAATATTTGTATCAATAATAAAATTTATCCAATTCATTATTTGAAATATAATGAATTTAAAATTTGATATTTCATTAACTTTCACAACAATATTCCAAAATGTTTTTTTATTTTCAATTTCATTTGATGTTATATCAAATAAATATCTATAATTTTTCTGATTATATTTTAATTGATATTTACATTTAAAATTATTTTTATTTTTAATTAAATATGAATATCTTTTCTCATTCTCATCATTTATTATTATTAATGATTTATCATTATTTTTAATATAATTATAAATAGAATAATTATTATCCATATTTTTATATTTTTCAGAAAATGATATAGCTAAATATTTCGTATTATTTTTTATTTTATAATTATTTACATTATCTATTTTCACAAATCTTAATAATGTATCATTTTGTGGTCTCGCAAATATCATATTAATATTTAACGTAAAATAACTAAATAATACAGGATACATATTTAATTTTATTTTTTTGTTTTTAAATGTATTAAAATTAAGGGATTTCTAAAAATAATGATTTATTTATTCAATTCGAATATTTGTGGATTTAAGAATTATCGCCATGAAACCAATCTACCGCCTCGCTCCTTGGGTTGCTGAACGTTTTGACAAACTCAATTGGTCTTCGTTGTCTGCCAACCCCCGTGCTATCTCGCTTTTGTCGGAATTTCCGGATATGATTGATTGGAAGAGACTATCTTCGAACCCGAATGCTATGGAACTCTTACTCGCAAATTTTGACAAAGTCGATCTCTGCGAATTCTCAAAGAACCCATCCGCAATCGACTATTTGAAGAAACATCCCGAACTCATCAATTGGCATTCGTTGAGTAAGAACAGCAGTGCTATCGACTTGATTTTAGCAAATCCAGATAAAGTCGATTCTCATCAGCTTTGCTTGAATACTCATCCTGACGCCTTCAAACTTTTGCTGAAACGCAATAAAAGGAATAAAAAGTCTATCAATTGGGCGAATTTATCGACTAATCCAGTCGCTATCGAATATCTCCAGAAAAACATCTATAAAATCAATTGGACATCTCTCGCTTCTAATCCAGAGGCGATGTATGTAATAGTTGATTATGATATTCATTTCATCTCGCCTGAATATATTTCACGCAATCCTGCGGCTATCGATTATCTTAGAGAAAATCCCGAATTAATTCATTGGAGAAATCTCTCTGGCAATCCGGCGGCAATCGAAATATTAAAAGAAAATCCTGAAAAAGTTGATTATTCAGCGTTGTCGGCAAATCCATCCATCTTTCATCTCGATTATGAGAAAATGCGAATGAATTTTCAACCAATCGCAGACGAAATATTCGCTATCTCACTCTGTCCTGAACGGGTATCTAAATATAGGGATATGGGTTATGGGTATGAAGACTGGTAAAATAGAAAAATTAAAAATCAAAAAATAGAAATGAAAAAAGCACAAATTAATTTTTGTGTTTTTATTCATTTAAATATAAATAATTAATAATTTATTATAATGAATTATAGTGAATTAGAAGATTTAGATATAGATAAATTAATAAATAATATTAATATAAATAATAATTCAGCATTATCTTTTTTAAATGAATATGAAATTTTAAAAAAAAGTTTAAATGATTATAAAAATAATTTTAATGATTTAATAAATCAAAAAAATATTTATGATAATTATTTAAATAATCTTTTAAATAATCATCTTAATATTGTTAATATTATTAATAATAGTAATTTAAATAATAGTTTTATAGATTATGAATTAAATATTAAAGAAAATTATAATAAATGGATTGAAGAAAATTATAATATTAAAAAAAAATCAATTGAAGAAAATATCGAAAATATCGAACTTAAATTAAAAGATTATTCAACTCTATTTATTTATATTATCAATAATATCTTAAAAGATAAAGAAATTTCTAAAAATTTATGTCCTATTTGTTTCGAAAATCAAATAGATATTTGTCAAAGTCCTTGTGGTCATACTACATGTAATAAATGTATATTATCTAATAGAACTAATATTTATAATAATAAATGTTTTACTTGTAGAAGTCCTGTAAATGAATATATTAAAATATTTTTTTCATTATAAAAAATGATTAACTATTTAATATTATTTATAAATGATGTCTATTATTCATAAAATTATTAAAATTAAAATTAAAAAACTTAAATTTATTATTAAAATACTTGATAATTATCGTCCAAATAATTTATTAAATAGTGATGATGATACTGATAAAGATGATAATGATTTCGCCTCATATTTATTAGATACTAAAATTAAAACTCAAATAAATATTATAGAAATTGAAGAAGATTTATCTAATCCTATTAGATTTAAAGAATTTTCTTTAAATATATCAAATAATATTTATTCAAAAAAAATAATAAATCCTGAATTTATTTCTTATAGAAGATATAATATTCATATATGTTTTTCAATAATTAATAATAAATATTATATAATTCTAATTATTGATAATTTAAATAATTCCGAATTAAAAAATAAATCTAATAATATTATTCAAAATTTTTCTAAATTTCAAAATTTCTTATTTAATCCTATATTATTCGATATAGATTTTGATATTTATTCTAAAAAATATTTTATTGATAATCTCATTAATTATGGTCGTATTACAAATACTATCTATTATAATTATAATTATAATGAAAAAAATTATTCATATAATGATGGAGTATTTAATTATTTCATCCAAATAAATAAATCAGACAATATTTTAACTTATTATTATTATAGAATTGATAAATATATTTTCAATCCTATAAACTAAAAAATTATTTTTTTAGATGTCTGTTTTATTGCCGATGGTGTATTTAAAGGCGGTGGTAATTGATTTCCATAATATTTAATCGATTTGATTACCTTACTATTCTTCATATTTACTTTTTATAATAATAAATTATATAATCATTTTTATATCAATCAATTTATTTTTTAATACTTCTTAAATAAAAATTTAGTTTTCGTGATTTTACAAAATTTCTGAATTTTTCATCCCATATTATATCCCATTTCCCGTCTTTTTTATAATTACTCATTTTTATTATATAATTTGATGATGATAAATATGGTCTTTTCATTCCTATTTTTGAAAAATATCCCATTGAATATATATTAGATATCATAACCCAATCATAAGCATCTATTGATATTACTTCCATAAACCATTTATATATATCTTCCGGTATTATCTCATTTATTATCATAAAATTTAAAAATATCATTAATCTTATAATATGGTGTGAATATCCATATGTTATTGCTTTTGATATTTCATTATCTATTATATATAATCCAGTTGTACCTGAATACCATTCTTTCCCAAGTCTTTTATTATTTCCAAATGAATTTGCTAATAATTCTTTATATTTAAATAAATATAAATATCTCATATATTCACGCCATCCTATTATTTGTCTTATAAAACCTTCATAATTATTAATTTCGATTTTTTTTTCATATTTTTTAATAATTTTAATTAATTTTATAGGTATTAATAAACCATTATTAAGCATTGGACTAATTATAGAATGATACATAAATGGATTTGATGATTGTATTACATCCTGAAATAATCCAAATTTATTTAAATTATTTTTTATATAATTTTCATAATAATCATAAGCATCTTTTGATGTTATTGGATATATTCCTAATGTTTCTAATGTAGGATTACCTATATGATTTTTAAATTTATTTACATATTTAATTGCTTCTTCATAATATTTAATATTTGATTTATTTATAAAATTTATATTATTTATAGGAACTTCTATATGAGGATTATTACGATTATATATATCTTGATTTTTAATCCCTTCTAATATCCCTATTTTATTTTTTGTAAATTCATAAAAACTAGCATGAGATATTGTTTTTCTTTTATTATAAATATCTAAATCTTCTATCTTTAATATAAACATTGGTGTATCTATCTCATTTATTATTATCCCTTCCTTCTCATATTTCTCTTTTAATTTATGATCCGTTAATTCAAATGAATAATATTTATCTTTTGATGATAATTTAACATTTTCATATTCTTTATATATGACTTTATAACATTCTTTTTTTAAATTATCATAATAATATCGCATACATGCTCTTAAATATGCTATTTTAATTTTATTAGGTTTTATATGAGATGTTGAAAAATAATGAGGTTCTTCTATAATCCATATTTCATCATAATTATTTTTTTTTAAATGTTCCAATGTTTCTTGAAATAATTGATTAGGTAAAATTATAAAGATATTCATTTATAAATTATAAAGATTTTCATTTTAAATATTTATTAAATTAATTATAATTTTAAAAATTTATTAAATTAATTAGATATATCATTTATAATTTCAAAAAGATTTTATTAAAAATAATAAGATATATTATTTATAATTTCAAAAAGATTTTATAAAAATAAATAAGATATAACATTTATAATTTCAAAAATATTTTATAAAAAAATAATAAGATATATCATTTATATTTTCAAAAAGATTTTATAAAAAAATAATAAGATATAACATTTATAATTTCAAAAAAGATTTTATAAAAATAAATAAGATATATATAATGATTTCTTTTTTTAAATATTTTATTAAAAATAAATAAGATATTTCATTTATAATTTTAGAAAATTTTATAAAAATAAATAATAATTTCAAAAATATTTATTAAATTAATTAGATATATATATTGAAAAAATATATAAAGATTTCTTTTATCCTTAAAAGATTTTATAAAAAATAATTTATAAAAAATAAATAAGATATTTCATTTATAATTTCAAAAATATTTATTAAATTAATTAGATATATATATTGAAAAAATATATAAAGATTTCTTTTTTAATCCTTAAAAGATTTTATAAAAAATAATTAATTTCAAATAATTTATAAAAAAATAAATAAGATATTTAATTTATAATTTCAAAAATATTTTATAAAAATAAATAATAATTTAATAAATCTTTTTGAAATTAATTAGATATATATATATATATATTGAAAAAATATATAAAGATTTCTTTTATCCTTAAAAGATTTTATTAAAAATAAATAATATATATATCATTTATAACTTTTAAAAAGATTTTATAAAAATAAATAATAATTTCAAAAAAGATTTATTTTAATATTTCTTAAATAAATAAGATATATTATTTATAATTTCAAAAAAAAGATTTTATAAAAATAAATAAGATATATTATTTATAATTTCAAAAATATTTTATTTTTTAATTAAAATTATTTCTAATGTTTTTTGAATTATATTTATATGTTCTTTATAATCAAATATTTTAAATATTGATGGGTTTTCCATTAAATATTTCCAATTAAATTTATCTTGATTTTCTTTTAATAATTCTATAGCATTAGGATTACTTGCCAAAAAATCCCAATCTATTTTTTCTTGATTTTTTTTTAATAATTCTATCGCATTTGGATTACTTGATAAATATCTCCAATTAATTTTTTCTTGATTATCTTTTAATAATTCAATAGCATTCGAATTACTAGATAGATTATTCCAATTAATATTTTCTGGATTTTCTCTTAATAATTCAATAGCATTCGTATTTGTTGATAACATATCCCAATTAATTCTTTCAGGAAATTTTTTTAATAAATTAATAGCATTCTTATTTTTTGATAATTGAGACCAATTAATTTTATCAGGATTATCTATTAATATATCAATTGCATTATAATTTTCTGATAAAAAATCCCAATCAATTCTATGAAGATTATCTTTTAATAATTCTATCGCATTAGGATTTTCTGACAAAAAATACCAACATATATTATTTTTATTTTTTTCTAGAATTTTTATAGCATTTGGATTTAAACATAAATAAGGCCAAATAATTAAATTAGGATTTTCTATTAAATAATTTATAGCATTAGGATTACATGACAATAATTTTATATTTTTTATTTTTTTAATATCTATCCATTCCAATAATTCATATTTTGGTTTATAAATAAATTTAGCAATAATATAACATATATCACTATCTAAATTCATTTATTATAAAAATAAATAATTAATTACATTTATATTCATTTAATTCTAATGATGTTAATATACCATTATAATTATAATTTATATTAATTTGTTTATAATTTGATGAACTTATAAAACAACCAATTATAAATGTAAATGGTTTATAATCATCTATTATAGATGGTAATGATATAATTAAATTATCTGTAAATATATTATTAATTCTTTTTTCATTCATAAAAAAATATTTATAATCAAATACATTTGAATATTTAATTTCTCTTGATTTTGGATAAAATGGATTAATTTTAGTTGTTTTACAATAATTAAATTTTGTAATTATATCTAAAAAATTACTAATATTTAATATCTTTAATCTAAATCTATAATTTCTTATTCCACCACATCTTAATGCCGATGTTTTAATATTCGTTAATTCAAGATTTTTAAAATTATCATATGTATAATTTAAAATAATTAATGAACGTGTAGTATCTTGAAAAAAATTAAATTCACTTATATATGAAATATTATTATCTATATTTGTATTATGTGTTTTTGGAATAATTGAATATACACCTCCTAATTTATCATTTGATTTTAATCTCAAATTTAAATAATTTTTTTTATTATCTTTAATTGAAAATTTTGTAATATTATAACTATAAATAATATTATTAAAATCTAATCTATTATTTAATCCTTTTTGATAATATAATGTTGTTCCTCTCCATAATTTATTATTAAATGAATAATTAAATTCAAAAAAAGATGTTATTATAATTATTATTGATAATAAAAAATTCATTATTATAATTCCATTTAATAAATTATTGTTTATATATAAAATATTCATTATATTCATTATCTATTATATATATCCAATAATCTAAAGATATTATTAAGTTTATATTTAATGATTTATATTTATTTGAAAACCGTTTAAATAAATATAAATCATTAAATGACATAGATTGTTTTAATCCTTTTTTTTGTTTATATATTTCAATAAATTTTCCAAATAATTTAGATATTTTTTTATTAAAATCTAAATTATTATTTAATCCTTTTTGATAATACATTGATGTTCCTCTCCATAATTTTTTATTAAATGAATAATTAAATTCAAAATAAAATATTATTATAATTATTATTGATAATAAATAATTCATTATTATAATTCCATTTATTATTTTATATTCATTTTTTATTATTTTATCTATCTAATCTTAGATTTAAATAATTATATAAAATATGTTTTAAAATTATAGAAAAATAATAAAAATTGAATATATACATTTATTTAATAATTTATGTTTGTCGAAGAACTTAAAGAAGAGTTTTTAGTTCGGGTTGAAACAATTCTTAATCGTGAAGATTTATCTGATAATGAGAAAAAATCAATTATTGGAAAACTTTTCATTGATTTTGAAAAACGAAATAAATCACAGCTTTCTAAATTAATTCTTCCTCCGTTAAAAGAAAAACGTCAATTAACGGAATATAACAATTTCATTAAAAATAAAATGAAAGAATTAAAAAATGAAGTTATACCTAGTAAGCTTAGATTTAAAACGGCAACTAGTATGTGGAAAAAATAAATATTTTTATAATTTTTTCTTTAAAATTAAATTTGTTTTAATTAAAAGAAAAATATATAAAAAATGATTTTTTAATTTATTATAAAATTAACACCAATGACGAAAGCGAACAACAAAGCAATTCTTGCCGAAATTAAATCGTTTCTTGATGATAATGAAACAATCACTAAGAAAGATTTCTTGAAAGCAGTTGGCGAAGCGTTTGATAAGAATAAGGTTGCTAAACCCAAAGCTTTAAAAGTTAAGGGTAAGAAGAACGATGATGATGAGAGTGTTGTTGAAAAAGTCATGAAAAAGAAGGTTCAAAAGGATACTTTGAAACCCGATGATGAAGAAAAACCAAAGAAGAAATTGAGCGATTATCAACAATTCGCAAAAGATCAACTTGCTTTTCTTAAACA